GTCCCACAAACCATATCAATAAATCTCTTAATACAAAGTTATAGGCTAATGCTACTCCACATACCCAACCAATAAAAGGTCTCCAACCAGCAACGAATATCGTTCTATGTTGAGCTTCTACTTTATTTATCTCTGATTGTAATTCAATTAACTTTTGTGGGTCTATCTCTTTACCTTTTAGTAGCTCTCTTATTTCTAACCCTAAACCACTAATATCTTCTTTTTTACCGACTCCTAATATTTTAAGCAATGCTTTTAACATACTATGTTTAATTATAGTCCGTTTTTAAATAGTAATTTCTTAATGATGTTATTCCAGTTTGTTACAAACCAGGTATTAAAGTTTCTAAATTGTTGTGCTAACCACTCAAATATTCTTACCATAATTAGTTGTTTAATATAAATCTTAATTCTGTTTGAAACTCTCTTTGTTCTATCTTTAATTGTTCTACTTCATCTTCTACTGCTCTTGTATTAGGGAAACAGTACTCTTGTTGATTATGTGATGTTTTTCTTGCAAGAGTTGCTACTTCTTCTATTTTAGCATTTAAATTGTAATATGAACCTGCCATTGATACAACAAGAGAAACAATCATTACTACTTGACCTATGTTGATTGAGAAATCTGCTTTACCATTTCCATTAATATCAATCTTTGCCATTTCTTAATAGTTGTGATATTTTTATTATTGTATAAACCAACGTTGCTATTATTAAAAGTCCTTGCAGTATTTCATTAATTTGTGCTATTGTTATTATATAAACTGCTACTCCTAATACTGTTGGTTCAAATCCATTCATTTCATTTTATTTTAATTTATCCTTTTGCTCCCTCTGCATATAGTTTCCATACTTCATCTCCGTTTAATTCTCTGTCAAATATTCTTACTTGGTCAAGTTTACCTGTATAATAAAAATTTGGACCGCTATATTCTTTTAAAGCACCTAAAGTAAATGTACCTTGTATTGTTGAAATAGATGTATTCCAAGTGGTGTCTGTAGTTGTTGAAGGCTCTACACCATCTATATAAAGTTTAACAGAAGAACCTGTTCCGTAAACACCATTTAGAGTTAATGCTAAATGATGCCAATTGTCATCATTAAAACTTTCTGTTGTAGCTTTTTGATATACTGCACCACCATTATTTGCTCCGTAACCTCCGGTAATTCTTCCGTCAGCAAGTATATAAATCCATTCCCAAGTATAACCACTACCACCTCCGTAAGGCCCAACAGATTGCATAACAGCAAATGTAGTTGTGTTAGTCTTAAACCATAAACTAACAGTTCTTAAATTAGCAACTGTTGGAGTATATGATGTATTTATAACACTACTACTTCCATTAAAACTTGCTGCATACGTTCCAATAATAGAATCAGTAGAATATGTTACATTTGATGCAGTTCCATTATAGCTTCCAGTAGAATCATTTGCATTGTTTTCAAATTCATATAAAGCAATATTACTACTATCACCAAATGGGTCTGTAGAATCTACTGTTATATAACATTGATGTTCATCTTCGTAAATAGTACTTGCTTCTGTAGATGATATAACTTTAGTGTAAAATCTTACTTGGTCTATTTGACCAGCAAAATATTTTGTGGCAGTTCTTGCTTCTCTACCAATTATAAAATTTCGGTTTGCAGTTGTAAATCCAGTTGAAGTTCCTGTCATTTCAGGGGTAGTATTACCATCAAGATATAGATTGAGATTCCCATTATTATAACTAAAAGCAACGTGATGCCAATTTCCATCATTTATTGCAGTTGTTCCTGTAACGTCAAGAGTATTATTTGCTCCAAACCTCAAAAACCCCGAGGCAGTTATTATTATAGCTAATCCAACGGAACCACCGTCTAATCCACCATTACTGTAAATGCACCCTGTTGTAGCAGTTGTCTTTAGCCAACAAGAAACAGATATAACGTTACTATTATTTGATGAGTTATTACCTAAGTCTATATAGCTACTACTCCCATTAAATACTGCTGATGAACCATATCTTCCTCCATCATAAGTTACATCTGTAGCTGTCCCATTATAGCTTCCAGTTTCATCTGTTGCATCATTATCTAATTTATAATAAGCTACTAAATTAGAAGAAGCACTTGCAGGAAATCCATTTGTATCTGTTGTACAAGTATATTCACAAGAAGTTTCTCCATATAGTGTAGTTACTTCAGAAGAAGATAATGCTTTGTTGAATATTCTTACTTGGTCTAAACTTCCATTTAAGTATTGACCTCCAGGAGTTGTTTCTCCATAAGTACCAAAAAACAAATTATCAACAGAAGCAGTTAAACTTCCTGACGTAGTAGTACTACCTATTAATGTAGTATTATTGTATAATGATAAATTATTATTTGAAGAATTAAAAGTTACAACTAAATGATACCAATTTCCAACTGCAAATTGACCTGAAACTGCAAATCCATTATAAGAGCCATTAGAATGTACTATTTCAACTTGAGAATTGTTTGCATATAGTGCATAACCACCGCTATAATCGTTAGAATTGTCTTTTACTATTATTCTTTGTAAACCAGAGGAAACATTATTAAATTTAACCCAACAAGATATTGAGTAAGAACCTAATAACCTTAAAGAAGTAGAATCTTCAATCTCAACATAACTACTACTACCATTAAAATTAGCTGCATAATCTATATGTCCAGGTGCATTAAAATCTACATCTGTAGAATTTCCATCATAATTACCACTTGCATCTGAACCATCATAATTCAGTCCATATAATGCAACACAACTTGAATCTCCAAAGATATCAAGTGTATCAGTAGTACAACCTGCTGCTGCAGAACCTGTAGATATTAATCTTTTATCTATACTCATACTGTTGTTTCTGGTAATACAGGGTCAAACAATATAGCGTTATATTGAATTGCTTTCTTTTTAGTTGTTAAAGCATCAATCTCTGCTTCTCTCTCAATTACTTTTGCTCTTATTTCTGCTCTTTCAGTAACTACTTCTTCAGGTATTTCAGTGCCTAATTCATTATTTCTTGATACATACCAATCTGTTTTAATAAGTTCTTTATATGCTAAATCTTTAACTTCTTGTTTTTTAGCATCTTTAAGTTCTTCTAATGTTTCAGATATTGTCTTATCACTAACATCATAAGTAAATATATTATTATCAGCATCCCAGTATATGTCGCTCAATAATTCAATTCTACTATCGTGACTTGGTTTTACTACTGGATAAAATCCATTAGCAGCGTGAATATCATCTCCTGCTTTATTAAAATTAATTATTAAACCATTATCAGAATTCCATTGTTTTGGAAGTGATTTATATATTTTAATATCTCCGTTTATTTCTATTGCTTTCATATTATTATGGTGTTGTGTCTGATGTATAAGTTGCTATTGAATAATGATATATTTTTGCTCCTGATGAATCATCAGTACAAACTATTTGAATTAAGTTATTTGAAGCTCCATCATAATCAGTAGAACCTACTTTATTAAATGTTGAACCTGTTTCGCTAAATGTTATAGCAAAATTACCTGTTAGTATTAAGTCTATAACTTGTCCTTGAACCGCATTACTAAATGTGAATGTTGCTGCTCCTGATGCGGTAGCAGTAAAAGTTGTAGCTGCACTAAAATCTAAACTAAAAGAAGTTCCAGAACCTAATGCACTTAAAACTGTATATCTGTTTTCAAGTTTTGCAAATGTTATATTATCATCTGCTATATGTACTGTGTCTATTGCACCGTCTGTTATCTTTGCTGAATCTACTGCGTCATCTGCAAGTTTAGCTGTAGTAACTGCTCCATCAGCAACACCACCAGCACCATTATATAACTCTGTAAAGTTATCATTTGTCTTATCCATAGCATCTCTTAACGGATCTCCTGTTCCATCATTTGGTGAGCTACCTATATTTATTGTTTGTTTTGCCATTTTATTTTATTTTAATATACTGTTGCGTCTGCTGTTAAAGTTGTGCTATCTGCACTAAATAATGTCGTATCTACTGTCAAATAAGAGCCATCTGCATCAAAAGGATATACTATACCCCATCCATTCGCTTCATTAACGTTCCCAAACCAACTTACACTATATACGCTTCCAAACGACATCTTTTATCTTTTCTATATAACTCTTTAATTTTATTTCGTTTTCTTTCTTTGGTTTATATGTTTTTTTCTTCTTTATAATACCCATCCTGTCATATTTTGATCTCTTTCTGGATACATACCTCCATCTTGTGAACCTATATATTCTGGATACAATTCACTATTTGAATCCATATAGTCAATAAACCTTTGTGTATAAAAGTCTGCAGTAGATTTAGCTTGATGTACCAGGTTGTTTATTTCTTCTAATGATGCTGAATCACTGTTTTCTGATCTATGTTTAAATACACCTCCATTGCTAATTTGAAAAGCTGCATATTTCATATACTCTGATTGACTAAACCAAATAAGCATTGGCTTTAAATATGTATTTACAAGAATAGAATAATTACCTGTTAAAGTACTATTTACCACATCTAATTGTAACTTATCATATAAAGCTGTACCTAATTGCGTTTGTATATAAGTATCTTGTGCTACTTCAACAAACTGTATTAGTTTATCAGTATCTACATTTCCATCTATTATAGACTTTCTTTTTAATTCTTCTAATGTTATAAATAATGCTTTCATTTCTTATAATTTGGATGATGTCCGTTATTAGGCATATTTTTAGGTGCAACTGATACCTCTGAAGGGTTTTTAGGTTCTTTTAAGCCATCTTTTATTGCTTCTGACTCACTAACAAGGTTATTATCACTAACCCTTCTCTTATACACCTTCATTTCCCAATAGTGATGACAATTTACACCTCCTTTAAACTTAAATAATGAATAGTTCTGTCCTTTATGACCTAATTCTTTATTTATACCTCTAAAAGACATCATATTTATATCTTCTTTTCTAAATACTAAATTTTGACCTGTTAACAGTTCCATTCTTTGACAAAAACGTCTGCTGTTAGCAGAATTTCTTACAGGACCATAAGAGTAACGAACTTTATATGTTGAATTGTCTTGTGAAGACTTCTTATTAGGTTTAGCATCATCTTTTGATACTTCTGCAAGTTTAGTAAAGTCAAATTCTGCTTCTGTGTCTTCTACTTTTTCTGTATGAACAAGTTCCCAATCACTGTCATCAATCTTTTCCCCTAAAGACTCTAATTGTGATAAGATGTCATCACCTTCTTCATCTGTAAAGTCTTCTTTTTCTTGACTTGACAACTTTTCACCAGTCTCTTCTTCTCTTTTAATCTTTGTTTCAATATTATCAAGTTCTGTAAACTCAATTGGTTGTAGAGTCACAAAGTAAAGATTAAGGTTTATACCATTAAGTGATAGCAATTCATTAAATGAGTTGATTAGTTGGGTCTGGAATGGGCGAATTACAATGTTATCCATTAAAACACTTGCTGTTCTTAATTCTTCTGCATTATTACCAAAACCAGTATTATCTTTAATACCAAGTAATATTGGAGATACAACACCGTGACCAATCATTATCTTCTCTCTTGATTCTTTAGCTAAAAAGTCATATTGTGCGTGAGCATCTGGTA